CTTTCGTAGAAGGTTAACGAATCATCTAAGATTTTATAGTTTATCATTTCTTCTTATCTGCGGTGAATGTAAAATTAGGTTCATATGACTCCATAACTGCGCTATCATATGATACCTTCCAACCAGATTGTCGATATAAATCCTCAAAATCCATCCAATGGTTCTCAAATATTTTTGAAGATGTCATACCAGCTGGCGCAACGGCCATAATTTCTTTCATCACATCTTTTTGTAATACTGTAAAAGATTCACTAAAGTAATGCTTCTTAATAATATTATTTACACCCTCAATTACAAAATCAGGAAATTCAGCCTTAATTTGTGCCTTAGCCTCTTGCGGTGTTATCGGTGCTATTTTACTCATATTTAAAAGTTATTTTATTAATCCACTTCTTACTAATGATAGAATGTATTGACTATGTTCGATATTACGCTCGTTAGCATAACCAATACTCATGTGATAAGGAAATTTTATCTTGCCTAAATTAACTTCTGCTCTAATGTTATCAAAAACATGGTGAGCGTCATTATGTACCCTTAACCACCAGTGTTTACCATTAGTTCTTGGGCTTAAATCAAGTAAGATTGGGATTTCCTTTCCATCCCATTTTTTCTTAGTAGCTTCCCATATTAAATTAGCCTCATTTTCGGTATATTTTCCGTCAGCCATAATATCACTAACCTTATCGTTAATAAAGGAAATATGGGCCCCTCTAAGCGGTTTATTAAGTATTAGATTGTATCTCTTGTTGATGAACCAAGCGTAATAGTCTGAAACATCACCATCAAAGAAAAGCATAGCAATTCTCTTCCAAGAAGCTTGAGATTCATGCTTCCTAGTGTAGTTGATTGGTTCGAAACCAATCTTTCCGACAATTACTAATTCTTCTTCCATCTAATACTTTCATAATTATGCCAATCTAAACTTAGGTAAAAATTCACGTAAGAATGCATTGGACTCACCACCAATTTTTTCAACCCATTCATGGTATTGCTTAAGTGTTCTTTGTTCAGATGCTTGTGCATCAGCTTGAAAATCTGGATATAAGTCTCTATTATAGACTCTCTCGTCAACTAAAAAGACGATACCAGTTAACGCATCATTTAAATCAGGTTCCCTAAACTCAGCAAATAAAACCTCATTATTTTTTAATGAGATAGCATGTTGTTGAAGAGTTCCTAATTTATCTGGGTTCTCATTTGTTGTACCACCATTTAAGATAATGAACGTCTTATCTTTCTTAGCAAACTTATCATAAATTGCTTCGAAAGGTGGTATACCCTTAACTATTTGACCATATTCAACAACAGCATGACCAAATTGAATACCTTGTTGTATTGGACTAAGATTATATGGAACTAAACCATACATCCTGTATTCCAAATATAGCTCAGTTTTTCTAGGTATAGAATTAGGTTTTATGTCACAATCCTTAATTCTAGTGTAAAACTCACTATACGTAATCATTTCTTCGTAGAAGGACTCCACATAAAAGGCCCACTCTGTTGACCACTGTGATAACTTTAATGGTCGTATTCTTTCATCAAGACACCATTCGTAACCTGTTTTTAAAATTGTATCTACCATTTTCTTGTTGTTTCTTTGAATAACTTACTATTTTCGTTAATCCAAGATAATATCATTGCTTGCATTTCTGGCGGTAATGGGTAACCATTAACATAAACCACGTCCATAACAATTTCAATTTCTTGCCCTTTTTCGAAAACAACGCCGTTTTTCAATCTTGTTTTTTCTAATAACTCTACTACTTTGTTAGTAATCATTTCGATTAATTTAACGCCTTCATTATCGCTTCAAGCTCCATTTGGTCTCTAACTTCTTTAGATACCAAACTATTAAGCCTAAGTTCATAATTTTCAAGGTCTTTTTTCTTCTTACCTAAAAGAAGTGTTGATACTCTGGCCTTGATGTCATTAATCCACGCCTCTTTCGAAAATCCTAACCAAACAAATTCAGTATCAAGCCCTAAGATTTGATTAGCTTCTGTAATATTTCTTTCTTCGTTGAGGATGAACGCTAGAATCTTACTTAATTCCCTCGTATCACTTATTGTTTTTAGATTTAACCTCGCAGATGAGGACTCATCATAACCAAAAGAACAATTTGTTGCCCAATTTGGTTTTTCCGCTTTGCTGATTTCAGCTTTTTGAGTTTGAACTTTTTCAAACAATTGTTTTACTAAACTCTGGTCTACTGTTGACATATTTAAAAGTATAATTTATAGTTTAAAAATGGAATTTCACTTCCGTTTTCTAAGATAACAAATAATTCAACTAAATTAGAATTAGTTAAATCTTTGATATTTTTATATTGAACGGGATTAACATTTTGACTTACATCATAACTTGATGTTTCAAGTTTACCCTCACTAGTTATTTGAACCATTTTACCTCGATACTCTGGATAAAAATAGTTAAATATGTTTTTACTTCTCTCGTAATTGTAGGTATAATTGACTTTAACGTCAACCTTAACAAATTTATTATCACCAATACTAACAAATGCATCATCATTTACCAAATATGGATACCAATTTGATTCTTGCTTCATTACAAACTTCTTAGGTTTTGTTGTTAAACCAACTGGCCTACTGGAAAAAATAATAGTTTTATTATAAGTTTCCATTAAATCGGAATAATTTGCAACTGGTGTTGAATCAATGCACTTTGAAAGACTTGAAATATTTTTAAGATTCATAATTTTACCGTTTTTATCAGCAAAAATAAACATCTTAGTGTCTTTAATTATCTCATGATAGTAATCGTAATTTGGTAACTTATCTGTTTTCCTATTATACTGAATTGCTTGTTCAAGCTCATACCAAGGAAATCTACCTAAAAAGATAAGTTCGTTTTGACGTTTATCAACGTAAATGGCACCAGTTATTAACTCTTTAGTTGAAACTTTACCACTTTGTAAGTCTGTAAAATCAGTTGAGTTTTTATACGCACCGCTACCAACTGGTAATAGTACCAATTCTTTACCTTCCCATGAATAAACAAACTCACCCTCAAGACCTTTACCTTTTGTTGATGTGCATTCTTGAAGAATGTATAATAGGTTAGCAACACTAATCTCAAATTCAAAGTTTCTTGGGTCATAAACACGAATATATTCATTACGTGCATCCCAGCCATAACTTTGTCTTTGACCACCAACACCCTTATTTAAAACAAACCCCTCAGTTGGAACATTTTCGAACTCATTTGGTTCAATATTTTTATGTCTCCAACCTTCCCAAGATGCTTCTTTACGTAAGACACCTTTATTGTCAAAATAGATAACATAAGCTAATCTATTCGTATATGTATCATCTCTTTTTTGATACCCAACCTTAATTTTTTTAGGTATAAATAACTGTTGTTGTTCTTCCATTTTTGTTTAAAATATAGTGAAAAAATTGAAAAAGTCAAGCTTATACAAGCCCAACTTCTTCGTTTTGTTTAGCGAAAAAATAGTTACGGCATCTTTCAGAAATCTTAGCATTTATATCTTTAGGTTCCAATCCAGCTTCACTGATTGTATCAGATTCTTCCTTGATAATGTCGGCGATTACGTTCCTTATAAAGTCACCCATCTTCTTAACATCAATCTTACCACCATTGATAATATCAAAGGTTTTATCAAGCATTTGCTCAAGTCTCCAATCAGGTGTAACCTTATTAACCGTTTCAATGATGTTATTAATCTTCGCATCATCAACTGGCTTAAGTGTTGTTACCTTAGATGCCTTAGAGTGTTTTTCACCCTTGCTCTTAAAACGATAAACTTCACCGCTTTCAGTCATATGTGAAAATACAATACCTTCACCAATACCTTCAAACCCAAACTCCTTACCAACTGGACATTCATCTTCAACTTCAATAGTCATTTCAATTATCTTGTTTTGTGATAATTGAGGGTAATTAAAATCAATTTCAATTTCGTAAGACTTATAATCTTCAATATTATATATCTTATGTTCATGATTTCTTAGATATGATGAATCAACCCAATATGCTGGTGTCTTATCATTTTCATCTTTAAGATGCGGTGTAATCTTAACGCCAAAGATAAACATAGATTTGTCAATATTAGAAATTGCTACAGACTTTTGAATACCTTTACCAGCCCACTCACCGTAAATTGATATGGTGTTAGTTGTTAAATCCAAATTAAGTTTTTCTTTTACTTGATTGAACAATTCAAGAAATGCTTCTTTATTTGACTCAACGAAGAATGCTGAGCCAGCATTATCACTTTGTGGCGTAATAATGTTTTCTCTTGATTGAGCCCAAAGACCGTCAACAGTATTATAACAAACCCCAAAGTTTGTACCATGAAGCTTTACAGTACCCTTAAACTTAAGCTTTGGCTTAGGTTTAGTTGGGTCATAAATTGCATCACCGTTGTCATCAAGACCGATGAAGTTATATCTTCTATTTACGTTAGTAACTACTGTTCTAAACTGGTCAATAGAAGGAAATGAAATATGCTTTTTCATATCTTTTTAATTTTAAAATGTTTTTGAATTGTTTTTCTTCTAATCAAATAACCCTTAGTATTACTATTCTCATCACCACTATTTTCCCTTACCTTAAAGGTACTATCAGCAATAAGCTTTCTTAGTTCATCAGTTTTGATAAACCAAGCCTCGCCTAGATGAAGGAAATACGTAACAAACCAATCGGCCTCAGTAACTGAAATACCAGACGCTTTACCCCGACACTCAAACTCTATAAAAATATTACCAGTATCATTCTTAGGTGAACAATAAACATCAGTCTTAATCTCGTAACTTATTTTCTTATTCTTACGTTCGATAAGGACATCATATTTGTTGTCTTTATTCTTATTTATAAGGGTTGCGCCCTTAGAAGTAAGATATTTGAGGATGATGTCTTCACCATCCTCACCTATCTTGATGTCGGTTTTAAAGTTATAATTCGCCAAGTTTTAGTTTTGGCAAATATACTAAAAAATTTACAAAATTGCAATTATTTTAGCCCTTTAGCCATATTTTCAATCTCGACTATTGACTCTAATGAATCGCAGGTCAATTTATCATCCCTAAGCGTCTTGAATACTGGGTGTAATAACGAATAATTACCATCGGAATCTTTTGATAACCCACTACACTTAACCTCAACGATAGTATTCAATAGATTATCCTGATTATCGGTAATATAAGCCATTGTAGACTCATTTATACCTGTTGGACGGGTAAATACCTTACCATCAGCTGATTCGGCGTTTAAACTGGATATTAACGTTGAATTCTTACCAGTTCCATAATTAAAACCAACAATCTTCAAATCTACATCCATTTCCAACTTCATCTTTACTTGCCAGTTTGGTTTACCATCCTTCCAAGCACCCTTTGCTGACTTAAGTATTGTTCCTTCTTCACCAGCGGCCAATACTTCTTGAAAATGCGCAATAGCTTCTTCGTAAGTATTAACTTCTTTAGTTGTAACAACTGAAAGATTAGCAAACTTCCTAGAGTTTAAAAGAGCAACAAGTTCAGCATATCTGTGATAATATGGGCGGCTGGATTTAGCCTCGGCATATTCTTCTAACGTAATCATATCCCAACAAGTGAATTTAATTGAGTCTAAAGCCTGTTGATATGGCATGTGTTCAGATTCAAAACTTGATATTTCCTTAGTTATATCTTTACCATCCAATTCTTTCTTTTTAATCGAAATTAAAGACGCTATAATACCATTACTTTCATAACGTGAAATACCTTTCATCGTTAATTCACCGTTTAAAACGCAATCTTTAAGGTCGCCCAATTCTTTTAAGAAAAAAGCATTACCCAAGAGTGTTGGTTCACCCTGACGGCTCTCCAAATCAACTGATTGATTGGCGATTACCGCATTACAATAACGACCATCCATTTTAATCTGGCTATATGCCACACCATCCTTAAAAACAGCCTTAACCAGTTTTTCATCAAAAGATTTCGCACCCATGTAAGGTGTTTCTTCAATCAATTTAGGAAATACCTTATTGATAAGTGTGGTACCAAGATTGATTTTACAATCCTTCTCAATAATACGCTCAATAATATACGCATCATCAAGTGATACACTATTTAATAATGCTTGTAGTAATGTTGTCGCCGTAAAACCAGTTGCTTTACGTGTTGGTAATGCTTCTACTAAGGTATTCAATGCCTGGTTTAAAGGCATATTCATTTCAAACGTATCCTTAGTGTAGTCAGGTATTTTCTTGATATAGAACTTCACTCTAGGTGAGTCAGCAAGATATAATACTCTCTTTAGTAACTCATTATCCTTATACTTACTAAGGATTTCAACTTTTTTGTTTGTTGATGATTCACTTGCGATTTCATCAAAAATTTCTTTTATTGTCATAATTATTTATTTAATATTGTAATAACTTTACCAGTTTTTGATGATTTGCTTTTAATACCTAAATTATTTTTCTTTATCGGTGATGCATCATCGGTGAAAAACATTGTCATACCATCACATAACTTATGTAATTCTCTATTAGCCTCATCATTCAAAATAACAGTTAAATTGTGTTTTTTTTGTAACTCAATAACATCTTTAATAAAAGCTTCTGTTTTTTTAAAATCCATAATTT